TATTATATTAGAATGGGTACCTTTTTATCACTATTAAAACAATTAATCCCATCAAATCTTACAGATAAAGATAACCCATCTCCACTATTAAATTTAGATACATCTAACCAAAACTATATCTATACAGAAAATTTACAAATTAGTTCTGATCCTAGAATTTGTTTAGTTGGTGGATTTAAAATTAAACTACCAAATTCTGAAGATTTTATAATTCCTCAACTAGCACCTAATCCATTTAAAATTAATCTTAATGGAGTTCAAGTAGGACTGGTAAATAATATTTATTTAAATACAACTTTAATTTTACAAAAATTAAACGATTTAAAAGATGATAATGGTGGAGTGAGTTTTTATGATTTAATACAAAGTATTTTAGAATCTATAACCAAAGCTTTAGGAAATATAAATCAATTATCTTTTGTAGTTGATGAAAATAAAAACCTTGCCAAAATCATAGATGATACCCCAATCCCAGGAATAGAAAAAGCATTCCCAAATACATTTAGTAAAGAATCTCCAACATTTAATGTTTTTGGATATTATAATAATGGAACTTCAGCTGGATTTATAAGAGATTTTTCATTAAAAACAGAAATTACAAATAATTTATTATCTACTCTTACAATTGGAGCAACTGCCAATGGAACTGTTGTTGGAGAAGATGCTACTGCATTTTCAAAATGGAATCAAGGTTTAGAACCTATAATAAATAAAGGAATAGATTATCCAGATTCAAAATCTTCTAAAGAAGATTCAATACCTGTAAAAACAAAACAACTAATTTCAGAAAATTCTCAATTAACAAATGCTTATTATTTATATGAAGCTAAACAAACTGTTAGAGAAGGTAATAATGTTTTTGAAGGATTAGAAGTTGATAATTTAGATGGAAATGTTGATTTAGTTTCTAATTTTTTAGCATATAAAAAAAATTTAGATTTATTATCTACTCAATTCAGTAGAGGTAAAAAAATAGCATCCGCAACAAGTAGTAGAGGATTTTTACCAATTAATTTATCATTAACAATGGATGGATTAGCAGGTATAAAGATATATCAACAAATAAAAGTTGATACAGCATTTTTACCTATGGATTATCCAACTTCATTAAAATTTATTATTAAAGGAGTTACTAATAAAGTTGATAAAAATGGTTGGATAACTTCTGTTGAAACTGTATCTGTTCCTGTAATAGATACTTTAGAAGAAGTAACTCCAAACACTATTCCAACAAATAATACTAAAATAACTCCACCAAAACAATCAGAAGAAAGAGCTGAATCTAGAAATAATGTTAATGCTGAAAGATTAAGATCAACTTTAACTAGATTAGGTTATCAAGAAAAAGGTACTGAAATTGATAATAGTGGAGAAGATATAAGTGCTAATATTGAAAAAGCAGCTTCAAGTTTATTTAATACTATTAAACAAGAATTACCAAATCTTCAAATTAGAGTTACAGGAGGAAATGATAAGTATCATAAAGGATTAGGATATGAAAGTCGACATTCAAAAGCTAATGCAATTGATTTTACAATTGCTCCTAAAACAGAAGATAATCTTGATAAAGTAGTAAAAATATTACAAAGATATGCTGCTGGAAATGCTCCTAATTTTAGATTTATTGATGAATATAGAAATTTATCAAGTGCAGGGAGTGGAAATCATTTCCACATCTCCTTCGGTGCTGGAACAGAAGGACAAACTACTTTAAATAATGCTTTAAAATTAGTACAAGAAGGAAAAATAACACCTATTAAAATAACATGATAAAATTAATTGATATATTAAGAGAGATTAAGGTTAATAATCCAACAGTTCCTCAAAATTTTGAAGATTTAAAAGCAAAAATGACTTTATCAAATTTAAACTGGGTTCATGGTCCTTCTGATTTTCAATATTTAGAAGATAATTATCATTTAGAAAAATTTTTACCTATTGTTAAAAAATATAGAATTACTCAACCTCAAGATTTAGTAGATTTACTTGATTTATTTATATATGGTAGAAGTGAAGATGAAGAAGGAAATGTTTTAGATAGTTTTATTATTGGAGATAATAGAAAAACCAATTTAGATTTAGAAAAAATATATGCTGATTATCAAGAAAATTTTCGTTAAATGTACTACCCACTCTCACAAATAAAAACTAATCTTTATACTAATGGTCAAGAATTAGTTATAAAATTAAATAATCAAAATTATATAGGATATTATTGGAAAACTAGTGATGGAAAATATTTCAGTGGAAAAACACCACAAGATAAAAACATTCAAGAATTAAAATTAACTTCAACAACAACTTCTGAAAATTATTCTAATCTAACATCAGAAGCATTTGAACCTAAATCACAACCAAATTTAAATCCAAATTCAAGTCTTTCTGAAGAATATTTAAAATTAAATAATAAATTGATTAATTCAAAATTAATACCTACTTCATTTAATCCTCAACCAACAGAACAAGATTATCAATTTGGAGAATTTACTAGATATTTTTGTAAAAAAACAAATGAATTAATTTATATAGAAATTAATCAAGATACTTTTAATAAATTAATAAATAAAGATTCTAATTATTTATGGCAACTTTACACTCCATTTAAATACCAATGGATTATTTCAGGAGATGCTGAAGAATCATATAGAACTAATAAAAATATAACTTATTATATGATTAATAAATTTAAATTAAATTCTTTAAATCAATTTCTAAAAGAAGATTATCTTAAATTTTGGAAATTACAAAATTAAACTTATATTATTAATAAAGGTTATAAAAATAAATGTTATATTGGTTAATAGAAACAGAGGAACAATTACAAGAATTTAAAAATAAAGGTTATAAAGAAGTATTTTTAGAACCCATATTATTTAATGATAATATACACCCTCAACTAAATAATTTATCTGCCCTTTATATAAAACCGTTTAATAACGATAAAGGTTATTTATTATGCATTTCGCATGATGAAACATTTTCACTTGATATAACAGCTATAGAAATTATACTACAAGATTTTGATACAATATATGTTAGAGATTTAAAACAAATATCTTATTGGTTTCTTAATAAAAACTTACAACAAATATTATTTCATTCACTTCCAGAAATAGAAGTTACGACTAATGCTCACAATTACTTTTATCAAAAATATCCCAATAAACAAGATTTAAATAAAATTGTTCCTATAGTTAAACATTATGAAAAATGTGAATTAATATGGGAACATATTAAAAATAAACTTGATAAATCTAAAAACCCTTATTATAATGAATTATCAAAGTTATTTTACCTAATTGAAAAAAACGGTATAAAAATAGATGATAAATTATTCGCGGAATACTATGAAAACTATAATAAATCATTTAATATACAGTATGATACAATATATTCCAGTTATAATTTACATACTACAACCGGAAGGCCTGCTAATAGCTTTAATGGCATTAATTTTGCTGCATTAAAGAAAAATAATGGTGAAAGACAGTGTTTTATTCCTAAAAATGATTATCTTATTGAGTATGATATAAATGCTTATCATCCTAATTTAGCAGCTGGTTTAATTGGTTTTGATTTTAAAGGTGAAAATCCTTATGAATATTTTTCAAGAGAAGCATTAGTAGAATTAGAAGAAGCTAAAAAATTGATGTTTAGACAGATTTATGGGGGTGTTTATAAAGAATATAAAAATATTGAATTTTTTGCTAAAATAGAAAACTATACTTATAAAATTTGGAAAGAATTTCAAGATAGTGGAAAATTTATATGCCCAGGTTCAAATCATATTTTTTATAAAGATAAATTAGAAGATATGAATCCTAGTAAATTATTTAATTATTTGTTACAAAACCAAGAAACATATAATAATACTTTATTATTAAAACAAATATTAAAAGAATTATATAATAAGAAAACTCAATTAGTACTTTATACTTATGATGCTTTTTTATTTGATGTGGCAGAGGATGAACAAGAATTAATGAATAGTATAGAAATTATATTTAAAAATAAATTTAATATTAAAAAACAAACAGGAATTAATTATGATTTTAGAACAAACTAAGTATATGTATAATCAGTACGATTTTATAAATAATCCCAAAGAATTAAACTCTGTGAACAACAAGTTATTTGCTACATTTACTCCATTAGAAAACATAGATGTTTTACTTAATTCTATAACTGGGAAATATTCTATATTATATGGGAAAGTTTTTATATTAAAAGTAATAGATAACGAAGAATATATTTGTACATACAATATAGAACAAGGAAATATTCAAGATATTATAGATAATACTATTTTAGTTCATCGTAAAAAAGAAACTAATACTTTATATACAGTTAATGCATTAAACACATTAATTGAGAGTTTAAATGAAGGTAAAAGAGATAACAAATTCCCAATAAATTGGTTTGGTTATAAAAATTCTATTTTGTTGACTCAAAAAGGTGAATTTAAACAATTAAAAACAAAAATTTTTAAGATTATAGAAATATAGTTGGGAATCTAAATTTTTAATTGTTATATTAAATGTTATAAATTAAAAACTGTTATAAAAATGAAATTAGAAAACATCAAAGCAAAGTTAGAATCTTTGCAATCAAAACAAAAAGGTGAAAAAAAAGAAAAAATAGATTATAGTCTATATCTATGGAAACCAAAAGAAGAAGGTAAATATCAAATTCGTATTATAAGTTCTGTTTATAATAAGGATTATCCTTTTAAAGAAGTATTTTTACATTATGGTTATAGTAAATTTCCTATATATGCTTTAACTAACTGGAATGAAAAAGATCCAATTGTTGAATTTTCTAAAAATTTAAAAAATGAAGAATATGATCCTGAAAAATGGAAATTAGCAAGTAAATTAACTCCAAAAATGAGGATTTTTGCTCCAATTATTGTTCGTGGTGAAGAAGATAAAGGAGTAAGATTATGGGAATTTGGAAAAGAAGTTTATCAACAATTATTAACTGTTGCTGAGGATGAAGATTATGGAGATTATACAGATGTAAATGAAGGTCGTGATTTTACATTAACAGCTAAAAAAGGAGATATTGGTGGTGGAAGAATTGGTTTAAAATCAACAATCCAAATTAAACCTAAATGTACTCCATTAAGTGAAGATCCTAAAGAAGTAGAAAAATGGTTAAGTGAACAACCAGATATTTTAGATATTCAAAAAACTTATAAGAAAACTTATGAACAACTAAAAGAAATTTTAGCTAAATTCATATCTCCTGAAGAAGAAACAGAGGGTGAGGAAGTAGATGAAGAAAAAACTGATCTTACTTTTAAAATTGATGAATCAAAATCAAAGCCAAAAACTTCAAAGAAGAACTTTGATGATATCTTTAATTAATAATTAAAAACAACTTATAAACAATGGCTAAAAAAGGTGAAAAACCCTCGTTATCGGAAGCAGTCTCTAAAGAAATTAAATCTAAATTTGATTTAAATAAATTTAAGGAGAAGAAAATGCTTAGTGGTAATGTTAAGTTTAAAGAACAAAAATGGATTCCTTTTTCTCAAGCATTACAAGATGCTTTAGGTATTCCTGGAATTCCAATGGGACATATTTCTCTAGCAAGAGGAAGAAGTAATACTGGAAAAACAACAGCTTTAATCGAAGCTACAGTTTCAGCTCAAAAAGCAGGAATTTTACCCGTTATTATTATTACTGAAATGAAACATGATTGGAATCATTGGAAAACAATGGGTTTTGAAATGAATGAGATTAAAGATGATAATGGAAATGTTATTGATTATGATGGGTTTTTTATTTATAGAGATATAAGTAAGTTAACCACAATTGAAGATGTAGCAGGTTTTATTATGGATTTGTTAGCTGAACAAGCAAAAGGAAACTTACCTTATGATTTATTTTTTGCTTGGGATTCATCAGGTTCAGTACCATGTCAAATGTGTGTTGAACAAGGTAAAAACAATCCAATGTGGAATGCAGGAGCAATGAATACTCAGTTTGGAAATTTTGTTAACCAGAAAATTTTAGTTTCAAGAAAAGAAGGACAAAAATATACAAATACATTTTTTGCAATTAATAAAGTAGGTATTCAAACTCCAGCTTCTCCATTTGAAAAACCCAAAATGACTAATAAAGGTGGAGACCATTTATTTTCAGATGCTTCATTAGTATTAACTTTTGGTAATATTACAAGTGCAGGAACTTCTAAAATTAAAGCAACAAAAGATAAAAAAGAAGTAGAATTTGCTTTAAGAACAAAAGTTGCTTGTGATAAAAACCATGTTAATGGAATTACAACTAAAAATACTGTTATAAGCACAGTTCATGGTTATATTGATGATACTCCTAATGCTATTGATAAATATAAAAAAGCTCACTCCCACGAATGGGCCGATGCTTTAGGAAAAGGTGAATATAAAGTTATTGAAGATAATTCTGAATGGAATGAAAAATCAGATATTTCTGATATAGTAGATGAAGAAAATCAAAATTAATGGGAAGTAAAGATTGGTTTAATGAATTTTTCTCTAATCCTCAAAATGAACCTACACCAGAACCAACTTTCAAAAAACATGATAGAGTTCTAATTATTGATGGAATGAATTTATTCCTCCGTAATTTTGCAATGGTTAATTTTGTGAATGAACATGGGATTCATATTGGAGGATTAGGGGGTTTTTTAAGATCATTAGGATCATTAATTAAACTTATCCAACCTACAGAAGTTTATGTAACTTTTGATGGAATTGGATCTTCAATTAATCGTAAAAATTTACTTCCTGAATATAAATCTGGTAGAAATCAAACTAGAATCACTAATTGGAATGTTTTTGGGGATTTAGAAGAAGAAAATGATTCTAAAATAAATCAGATTGTAAGATTAATACATTATCTAAAGTGTTTACCTGTAAAGGTAATTTCAATGGATAAAGTTGAAGCTGATGATGTTATGGCTTTTTTAAGCCAAAAACTTGATAAAGATTACAATTCAAAAGTTTTTATAGTTTCAGCTGATCAAGATTTTACTCAATTAATTAATGAGAATATTACAACTTATAGACCTTTAAAAAAGGAATTTTTTAATACTAAAAGAGTAATTGAAGAATATGGTTGTACTCCTGAAAATTTTATTATATATAAAACATTAGTAGGGGATACTTCTGATAAAATGACTGGAGTAAAAGGATTAGGAAAAGGTAAAATTTATAAATTCTTTCCAGAATTAAAAGAAAAAAAATTATTATTAGAAGATATTTACAATATTAGTGCTGAAAAATTTAAAAATCATATTATATATGCAAGAATTATAGATAATTTTGATCATTTAAAAAATCAGTTTAAAGTAATGAATCTTCATAATCCTTTATTGGATGAAAGTGAAAAGGAAATTTTAGAGAATTTTATAGAAGAACCTAATGAAACTTTGAAAATTGCTCCTTTCTTACGATTATACAATGAAGATGGTTTAAACCATATATTAAAAAATCCAGATTACTGGTTGCGAGATACATTTAAGGTATTAAATAGTTTTAAATAAAAGTTATGAAAATAAACAATCCTATAAAAGCATATGAAAATTCAGATAGTTATAAAATAAGAAGATATGCTAAAATATTAGTTAAAAACGGAATCTATGAAAGTCTTACAGCAGCAACAATAGAATCAAAAAGATATTATGATGGAGAAAAAGAAGGTTTAATTGAACCTTTAAAATATCCCCTTGATGATTCTTTATTTCAATTAGAATATAAATTTACAAAATAAAAGTTATATGACAACATTATCTAATTTAAATCAGTACGGTCCACTGTTTCAAACAAAAGTTATTTCTGCTTTACTAACAGATAAAGTTTTCTTACAAAATATCAATGATGTTCTAAGTGATGAATATTTTGATAAACAAGGAGATAAATGGATTATTAATCAAATTTTAGCTTATTATGAAAGGTATAATTGTAATATTACAATGGATGCTTTAAATATTGAGTTAAAAAAAGTTGAAAATGAAGTATTACAAATTGCAATTAAAGAACAATTAAGAGCATCTTATGAAGCCTCTGAAGAGGATTTAAAATATGTTGAAGAACAATTTGCTGGATTTTGTAAAAATCAACAAATGAAAAAAGCAATTTCTAAATCTGTAGATTTATTAAAAACTGGCAACTATGCAGATATTGAAATCCTAATGAAAAATGCTTTAAAAGCAGGTCAACCAAAAGATATTGGAATGGATTATAAAAAGGAAGTTGAATGGAGATATAGAGATGATAATAGAAATCCAATCCCATTCCCTTGGCCAACTTTTAACAAAATTACTCAAGGAGGTTATGGTAATGGAGATTTAGTTCTCATTTTTGGTAATCCTAAAGGTGGAAAATCTTGGGTTATAGCAGCTATGGCAGTTGAAGCAGCTAAAAGAGGTGAAAAGGTTGTTGTTTATGCTCTTGAATTAGGAGCTGAATATGTTGGAAAACGTTTAGATGCAATTTTAACAGGAATTCCAGTTGATCAAGTTAGTAAATTAGAAAATAGAATTAAAGTTGAACAAGCAATGAGAGATTTACCTGGGGAAATTATTGTTAAAAGATATTCCCCAAAACGCGCTTCTTTGTCAACTATTGAATCTCATCTCAATCAATTAAAAGATCAATATGATTTTAAACCATCTGTTGTTTTTATAGATTATTTAGATTTACTAAAGAATAAAACTTCTAGAAAAGATCGAAAAGATGATATTGATGATGTTTATACAGAAGCTAAGGGTTTAGCAGTTGATTTAGGAATTCCAATTGTTTCTCCATCTCAAGCAAATCGCTCAGGAGCTGAAAAGGAAATTTTAGAAAGTAGTCATATTGCGGGATCTTTTGATAAAATCATGATTGGAGATATAATTATATCTTTAGCTAGAGGAAGAATTGATAGATTGAATGGAACTGGAAGGTTTCACTTTATGGGAAATCGTTATGGAGTTGATGGAGTTACATATTTTTGTAATATTGATACTTCAATTGGTAAAATAGAGGTAAGTGAAGATGAATTAGATGTTGAATCTGGACCAGAAAACCAACAATTTAAATCAGGGGATGATAAATTTGATAAACATGAAAGAAGTTTTTTGAAAAAATCGTTTATTGAAATGGAAAAAAGTATATAATAATATTTATAATAAGGCGAGAAAAAATCGTGGTTATATCATAATTTATTTATATATTTAACAATTACACTAAAATTAAAGAATGAACTTAGAATCAAAAATTTTATCAGAAATAACAGTTTTTTTAAAATACGCAAAATACATACCAGAATTACAAAGAAGGGAAACATGGGAAGAATTAGTTACTAGAAACAAAGAAATGCACCTTAAAAAATTTCCCGATTTAGAAAATGAAATTGAGGAAGCTTATAAATTTGTTTATGATAAAAAAATTCTCCCTTCAATGAGAAGTTTACAATTTTCAGGAAAACCCATTGAAATCAATAATGCCAGAATTTTTAATTGTGCCTACCTTCCAATAGATGATCATAGAGCATTTTCTGAAATTATGTTTTTACTACTTTCAGGTTGTGGGGTTGGATATTCAGTTCAAACCCATCATATAGAAGAACTTCCAGAAATTAGAAAACCTTTAAAATCAAAAAGATATTTAGTAGGAGATTCTATTGAAGGTTGGGCTGATGCTGTAAGAATGTTAATTAAATCTTACTTTGGAATTATTTCTTCATGCCCCAAATTTGACTTTAGAGATATTCGTCCTAAGGGAGCAGAATTAATTACAGTTGGAGGAAAAGCCCCTGGCCCAGAACCATTAAAACTTGCTTTAACTCACGTTCAAGCTATCTTAGATAGAAAAAATGATGGTGAAAAATTAACAGCTTTAGAATGTCATGATATTATTTGCCATTTAGCAGATGCTGTACTTTCAGGAGGTATTAGAAGAGCAGCTTTGATTTCTTTATTTGATTTAGAAGATGAAGAAATGTTAGCTTGTAAATTTGGAAGTTGGTGGGAAAATAATCCTCAAAGAGGAAGAGCAAACAATTCAGCTGTTTTATTGAGAAATAAAATTGATAAAGAAACATTTTTAGATCTTTGGAAAAAAATTGAACTAAGTAATAGTGGAGAACCTGGATTTTTATTTACAAATGATAAAGATGCAGGGACAAATCCATGTGCTGAAATTAATTTAAAACCAAACCAATTTTGTAATTTATGTGAAATAAATGCTTCTGATTTAGAAACCCAAGAAGAATTTAATGCAAGAGTTAAAGCAGCAGCTTTAATAGGAACTTTACAAGCTTCATATACTGATTTCCACTACTTAAGAGATATTTGGAAAAAACAAACTGAAAAAGAAGCATTATTAGGAATTGGAATGACTGGTATTGCTTCAGGTGCTGTTTTAAGTTTAAATATGAAAGAAGCAGCTAAAATTGCTTGTGAAACTAATGAAAAAATAGCAGAAATTATTGGAATTAATAAAGCATCTCGTGTTACAACAGTAAAACCATCTGGAACAACTTCTTTAGTAATGGGAACTTCAAGTGGAATTCATGCTTGGCATTCAGATTATTATATTAGAAGAATCAGATTGGGTAAAAATGAAGCACTTTATACCTATCTTTCAATTTATCATCCTGAATTATTAGAAGATGATTTTTTTAAACCAACAATTCAAGCAATAGTTTCAATTCCTCAAAAATCACCACAAAATTCTATAACTAGAACAGAATCTGCTCTTGATTTATTAGAACGTATTAAAAAAATCAACAAAGAATGGATTAAACCTGGTCACAGAAAAGGAACAAATATGCATAATGTTTCAGCTACTGTTTCTTTAAAACAAGAAGAATGGGAACCAACAGGAGAATGGATTTGGGAAAATAAAGAATACTTTACAGCATTGTCTTTTTTACCTTTTGATGGACATAGTTATGTTCAAGCTCCTTATGAAGACATTACAGAAGAAAAATTTAATGAATTAACAAAACAACTTCATGAAATAGATTTATCTAAAGTTGTTGAAATGACTGATGCAACAGCTAGACAAGATGAATTAGCTTGTAGTGGAAATAATTGTGAGGTAAAATAATTATGAAAATTTATAATGATTGGATTTATTTACTTTATATTAAAGAATTAGTAGAAAAGTATAATTTAAATTTGGAAAAAATTAAATAATTTATTAAATTTATATTTGTAAAAGGTTATGAAAAAATTTGAATATTATAGAATTAATTCACCATATAGAATAGGTTTAGGGTTATTAGAAACTTGGGGAAATAATGGTTGGGAATTGTGTTCTGTTTCTAAAAGAAAAATTGGATGGAAATTATTTGGAACTTATAAATGGTTTGAAACTCAATGGGAATATGATTATATTTTTAAAAAAGAAAAGTTATGAATTGGATAAAATTAACAAAAGATAATGTTCCTGATAATGAAATAATTGCTTATGGTTATCAAGGAGAAATGTTAGTTGGATGGGTTAGTAGAGATGGACATGGAGGATTTCAATGTGAAAGTGATGAAACTTTACTAGAAGAAGTTACTCATTTTTGTTTAAAAACTGAACCAAAAGATTAAAAATTTTTATTGTCTTCCACATTTTATTAATATTTATAATAAAATGAAAAGTGGAATTTATAAGATAATAAACCCAATTGGAGAAATTTATATAGGGTATTCTGGAAATATTCATATTAGATTTCTTAATTATAAAAATGGTAAAGCTAAAAAACAAAAATTAATTTTTGAATCATTTGAAAAATATGGTTTTGAAAATCATAAATTTGAAATAATAAAATATTGTAAACCTAAATTATTTAGAAAATTAGAAAAATATTATATAAATTTATTTGATAGTTTTGAAAAAGGATTAAATAGTAATAAAGGTGGTGGTGGTATTGTTAATCATAGTTTAAAATCTAAAAAATTAATAAGTTTAAAAGGAAAATTGAATAAAGGTAAAAGGATTGTTAGTCATAGAAAAGGAAAAAAACTTCCTGAAGAACATAGATTAAAATTAATGGGAAAAAATAAAGGAGAACCTAAACCTACTTTATATAAACCAATTCTCCAATTTGATCTTCAAGATAATTTTATTAAAGAATATAAAAGTATAGAATCAGCAGCTAAAAATATAAAAGGTAACCCTACTGCAATCAATAATGCTTTAATAAAGTTTAAAAAAGGTATAAAAGCTACTTCTGGAGGTTATATTTGGAAATATAAAAACTAATTTATACATTAATGAAATAAGTTATGAATAAAATAAAGATTTTCCATGAATCTCCATTATCAATAATGGAACACGTTCAAAAACAAACAGACGGAGACTATTGCTTACCCCATCTCATGGATGAAAGTGAAACATATAGAAATTTCTTCATTAATTCTAAAGATAGAGGACGTCATATAATGATGGATAATTCACTTCATGAACTTGGAAATCCTTATAAAGAAGATCGTTTATTCCATTGGTTAGATAATTTATCTCCTAATGAATTTTTTGTTCCTGATTTTTGGGAAGACAAAACTCAATCAATAGTTTCAGCTAGAAAATGGATTAAATTTCAAGAACAATATCCTAATACAACTTTTATAGCGGTAGTTCAAGCTAAAGATTTATATGAAGCAACAGAGTGTTATCAAACTTATAAAGATTTAGGTTATAAAAAAATAGCATTTAGTTATGGAGCTGAATATTATTGTGGAAGTAATTTTTCTCATCCTAATAAAACCTTAGGTAAAGCCTTAGGACGAATAAGAGTAATAAGTACTTTATATGAACTAGGAGCAATTAATAAAACTGATAGAATTCACTTATTAGGATGTTCAGTTCCACAAGAATTTGGATGGTATAAAGATTTTCCATTTATTGAAAGTATAGATACTAGTAATCCAGTTATGGCTGCAATAGATGGAATGAAATATAAGTCATATGGTTTATATGAAAAACCTAAATCTAATATGAATGACAGTCTGTATAAAGATGAATATCTCATTAATATGACAGTGTTAGACCACAATATACAACAATTTAGAGCAATTAATAATTTATGAAATATGGAAAAATTTAAAAGAAAACAAGCAGTAATTTCACTTAGTGGGGGAATGGATAGTAGTACTCTTTTATTAAAATTATTAGCTGAAGACTTTCAAGTAACTGCTTTATCATTTGATTATGGTCAAAAACATAAAATTGAATTAGAAAAAGCAAAAGAATTAGTTGATTATTTAAATAATGAAATAAACAATGATAAAATAAATGAACATTGTTATATAAAACACCAAATCATCAAATTAGATGGTTTATCACAACTTCTAAATTCATCATTAGTTGAAGGAGGATCTGAAGTTCCTGAAGGACATTATGAAGATGAGAATATGAAAGCTACTATTGTTCCCAATAGGAACATGATATTCAGTTCAATAGCTCAATCAGTAGCTTTATCAATTGCAACTAAAAACAATTCAAAATGTATAATAGCTTTAGGACTTCACAGTGGTGATCATTGCGTTTATCCTGACACTACAGAAGAATTTAGAAAATCATGTTTAGAAACATTTAGAATTGGAAATTGGGAATCACATTTAGTAGATTATTATGCTCCTTACATGGAAGGTAACAAATTTACTATCTTACAGGATGGAGAAAAATGTTGTAATGAATTAGGTTTAAATTTTGATGAGGTTTATTTTAGAACTAATACATCATATAAACCAATTTGGATACCAGTACAAAAAATGTCTGGAGTATCTGGAAGTTGGTATTCGGATTATAAATCAGCATCTTCAGTAGAACGAGTAGAAGCATTTATTAAATTAGGAAGACCAGATCCATCTCCATACGCAGAAATTCTTCCAAACGGGGAAGCTATTCCTAGAACTTGGGAAGAAGTTGTAAACCATGTTACTCATGTTTTAAAAGAAAATGAAATATTAAAAAAGGTAATATAATTATGGATAAATTTTTTGATAATAACTGGAATGATTGGGAAAATTTATTTAATTTTAAATATAATTTTGTTCCAAATTTAATAAAAATAGAATATGATTGGGAACAATTAAAGAAAATTGGTAAAATAGAAGAAATTATTGAAGAAAAAAATGGTTTTAGAACTATAACTAAAACTTTTATTTCTAATGATGGATCTAAAACAATAACTGAATCATCAACTAGTTCTATTACAGATAATACTAAAAAACAATTGGAAGAATTAAATGATAAAATAAAAATAGCAGTTAAAGAAGAAAATTATGAGAAAGCTGCCCAATTAAAAAAATTAAAAGAACAATTATTAAATAAAAATTAAATTATGAAAACATTATTTTATTTTAGTGCACCAAGCTGTGAAAATTGCCAGATATTAAATCCGGTAATGGAAGTTATTTCTAGAAAAGGAATCCCAGTAGAAAAAATTAATACAGATTATGAATTAGATAGAGCTAAACAAGCTGGAGTTAGAAGTATCCCCACAGTAGTTTTAGCCGAAAACGAAAAAGAAATTAAACGTTTTACTGGAGTGAAAACTGTAGAACAAATTATGAGTTGGTTGAATGGCTAGAAAATCAGGTTCTCCATATAACAATAATCTTCCAAAACAAATTTATTTTATTCAAGATAAATATAATTGTTATGGTCCTTATTCTAAAAAACCAACTTTATTATTAAAGAAAAAAGGTGGAAAATTAGTACAATTTGATTTAACAGATCATCCTGATTGTGGAGCTTTAATATTTATGGAGAAATAAAAATGGCTGATTATTCTAATCAATATTCTTGGAAATATTTGGGATTTAAAGGAGACTTTGATATCTTTAAAGAAGCTAAGAAATTAAAGAGAGAAGAATATATTAGTTTATCTTGTGAAGGTTATGGTTTTATAGCTATAATGAAAGATGAAAATAAAGAAATTAAATTTGCTCTACCTAAAAACGGATTTGAAGAAGTTGATTGGGTAGATTATTATGAATTAAAGAAAAGAAGTTATAAAAAATCTTTAAATTAGTTGGTAGATTATGGATTTCTATTATATTTATAATAGATGATAGGAATTTATAAAATAACAAATCCAAAAGGTAAAGTTTATATTGGTCAATCTGAAGATATAAATATAAGATGGAAACATAGTTATTATAATTTATGTTGTAAACAACAACCCAAACTTTATAATAGTCTTAAAAAACATGGTTTTGAAAATCATAAGTTCGAAATAATTGAAGAATGTTTATCTGAACAATTAGATGAAAGAGAAATTTATCATAAACAAAAATTTATTGATGAGTTTGGTTGGGATAAAGCGTTGTTTTGTGAAATCTATGATACTGGAGGAGGCCCTAAATCTAAATTAACTAAACAAAAAATGAGTAAATCTCAAACTGGTAGAAGACATAGTGAAGAAACTAAGAAAAAAATGTCTATTAAAGCTATTGGTAGAAAATATTCTAAAGAAGATAAATTAAAAATGTCTAAGGCTAAATTAGGTAAAAAATTTTCACCTGAAAAAAAGATCAATATGAAGGGGAAAAGATGTAAACCTATTTTACAATATGATTTAAAAAACAATTTAATTCAAGAATGGATATCTTTTAAAGAAATTAAAGAAACTCTTGGATTTTTTGAAAGTGGTTTAGTAAATTGTTGTAAGGGAAAACAATTAACATCTAAAGGATATATTTGGAAATATAAGGAATAGTTATTAAATTTAAAGGTTATGGATAAACAACTTTTTGAAAAAGAATTAAAAACTAAATTAAAATTTAGAAAAAGATTTACTCCTAATAAAGAAAATTATTGGTTTGAAAAAACTATTAATTATAAAATTTTTAATAAAGTAAAATGTTATGTTGAAGATCAAACTTGGTTTGATGGAAAATATTTAGTATTTTTTGAATTAGAAAACAAACAAATTTGCGAAACTTTTAGAATAAATAATATAAAAAGATTACAAGAAATTATATGAGTAGATATCTTTCAACCAAAACATTTGACAACTTTTCAGTTGCAATAAGACAATGGAAAGCCCAACATTCTCATTGTTGTAAGTTACATGGATATGCTTTTAAATTTAAAGTTTGGTTTGCTTCAAATGAACCAAATATTGATAATCAATTAGATAGCATGTCATGGATTGTGGATTATGGTGGATTTAAAGATGCTCCTAAAGGAAATGGATTAAAAAGTTGGCTTGATTATATGTTTGACCATACAACTTTAATTGAAAAAGATGATCCTTATCTTGATGTTTTTAAAGGATTAGAACAAGAAGGATTACTTCAATTAAGAGTAATGGATAAAATGGGTGCAGAATCATGTGCTAAATTAGTGTTTGATAAATTCAATGAAGTTTTATCTAAAACTGATGCTGGAAGATGTAAAGTTATTAAAGTAGAATGTTTTGAAAATGAAAAAAATTCTTCAATATTTGAGGAATAGTTTACTATTCTTATTTTTTACTTCAATATTACAAGTTATATTAGTTGCAAGTAATGTTATTTTTATTTCAAGTGGTATGATTTTACCAATGTGTATAACAGGATTTAGTATCTCTTATATTTGGGCTTTAAATGTTAAAAAAATTACCTCTGGAAATGGAAAAGAAAAATTTGCATATGCTTTGGGAGCTATGTTTGGAACTTTAATAGGTTATTTTACAGCACATTATTTACAACAAAATTATGGATAAACCAGAATCAAATAAATTATTAATATCATCAGACTTCTACTCAGTACAAGGTGAAGGTATTTCATCAGGTATTCCTTCATATTTCGTTCGTTTAGGTTTATGTAATCTAAATTGTGGAATGTCACGTTTATTTACTAATAAACTCTTAAAAGAAAAATCATTACAAGATGGTGAAATTTTTAAAGGTGATTTAGAACAAGAAGGTAAAGCAACTTGGACTTGTGATTCTACTTCTCAATGGTTATGGAGAGGTGAAAATAAAGAATTTCAATATTTAATTGATAGATGGAAAGAACAGGGAATTTATAATGATATTTTAGATGGAACTATTCATATTATTTGGACTGGAGGAGAACCAACAATTAAACAACATCAAGAAGCTATCTTTAATTTCTTAAAATACCTTTGGGATACAGATGATTTTGAAATCTTTGGATTATATAATGAAATAGAAACGAATGGAACTGTTTATATTGGAGATAGTTTATTTAAAAAACTTCAACAAATAAATTGTAGCCCAAAACTTTCTAATTCAGGAATGACTGAAAAACAAAGAATTATACCAGAAGCAATTAAAAGAATAATGGAACATTCAAATTATCAATTTAAATTTGTTATATCAAATGAAGATGATATTAAAGAGATGTTTAGAGATTTTATAGAACCATTCAAAATTCCATTAAAAAATATTATTTGTATGCCTGGAATGGATTCACAAGAACAATTCCATGAAAGAACACAATGGTGTTTAGAAATGGCTAAAAAATATAAATTTAGAGGAATGACAAGATTACATATTTCAGCTTGGGACAAAACATTAAATGTATAATAAATGGATTTTGAAGAATATAAAAAACAATTTGATGAATCATTTTCAAAAGTAGATCCAAAATCTTTTATTGAAGAGTTAATTAAACTTGGCTATAAATTTGATGAATTAGTTAAATCAACTCCAAACGATCAAGAATTAGGAGAAAAAATTAGAAAATTATTAAATGAACAAAATACTATTTGATAATATAGAAATTAGAAAAGCAACCCAAAAAATTGCTGATAAAATATTATCTCAAAATAATAGAAGAACTAATCCACCTATTTTTATTTGTGTGTTAGATGGTTCATTTTTATTCTTTTCAGATTTAGTAAAAAAAATTCCATTAAATATGGAAATAGATTTTTTAAAAGCTAAATCATATGAAGATAGACAAGCAAAAGAATTAAAAATTATAAAAGATATAGAATTAGATATTAAAGGAAGAGAAGTATATCTTGTAGATGATATTTACGATTCTGGTCAAACAATAAATAAATTAATCCAACATTTAGAACAATTTGAACCTGTATCAATAACTCCTATAGTTTTACTTAAAAGACAAAATCGAGAATTTCCATTAAATCTTATTTATGGATTAGAATTAAAAAATGAAGATTTTGTAGTAGGTTATGGAATGAATGACGAAAACAATTTAGGTAGAAATTTACCTGTTATATTTGGAAAATAAAAAATAAATTAGTATTATAAAATATATGAAAGAAAATAAAAGAAGACAAACAATCGATATTGAAAAATTAGAAATTACAAAATCAGGTAATGCAAATGGAATTTCATTACAATTAGATGCTTTAATCAAAAATGGAGAACATCGTTCACTTAATCAAGAAGAAAAACAAAAAATTATTAATGAAGCTGCTATTCATTATGGTAAATTTTTAACTGCTCTTGGTACAGATTGGGAAAATGATCCTAACAGTATGGAAAGCCCTATGAGAGTAGCCAAAGCTTTTGTAAATGATCTTTGGAAAGGAAGATATGAATTACCTTCTGATATCACAGCTTTCCCTTCAGATGGTTATAATGGAATTGTTTTAGAAAAAGATATCCCAATTGTTTCAATGTGTTCTCACCATCATCAAGCAATATTAGGAAAAGCACATATTGCTTATATCCCAGGCCTTGAGAAGAAAGTAATTGGTTTAAGTAAACTAAATCGTTTAGTAGAACATTTTTCAAGAAGAGGAGCAATTCAAGAACAATTAACTATGGCAATTCATAATTCAGTAGACAAAGTAGTTGGAGATAATGAAGGAGTTATGGTTGTAGTTCATGCTACTCATAATTGTGTTGCTTGTAGAGGAATTAAACATATGGGAGCTTCAATGATCACAAGTGAAGTTTCAGGTGTTTTTAAAGATCATACAAAAACTGCAAAACAAGAAGTTATTGAATATATTAAAATGAATTTAGAAGCTTATAAATAATTTAAGAAACCCCAAAGAGAGTTAAAAGGATACCATATGTATAATAAAACATATGATAGGAATTTACAAAATAACAAGCCCAAACAATAAGATTTATATAGGTCAATCTGTAAATTTAAAAGAAAGATTAAGAAAATATAAAAAATTAAATTGTAAAAGACAAATAAAACTATATAATTCGTTTCTTAAATATGGATTTAAAAATCACATATTTGAAATAGTTGAAGAGTGTTCTGAAGAATTATTAAATGAGAGAGAAATTTATTGGGGAGAATTTTATAATGTTTTAGAAGAAGGTTTAAATTTAAGATTAGGAGATAGTAGGGGGAGTATGAATAAAGAAACTAAACAAAAAATTAGTAAATCTTTATTAGGTAAAAAGAAAACTAAAGAACATTGTAATAATTTAAGTAAAGCTAAAACAGGTATTCCAAGTAAAAGAAAAGGTAAACCTGATCTAAAACAAAAAGGTAAACCTAAACCTGGAGCAGGTGGGAAAGGAATTCCACATATTGGTTCTGGTCCTAAAAACGGAAATGAAATTTTAAATAAAAAAACAAATATAAAATATAAATCTATTAAAGAATGTATGGATTTAAATAAAATATCAAAAAGAAAAATGTTTAATTTATTAAAAGATGAGAATAGTAACTTTAAATATATAAATAAAAATTATTGGAAAAAATGAATAAAAAATTAGAATTAATAGCAAAATTACTTAAAGAAGGTAAAGTAACAGTTAGTGAAGCTGCTTTGTTAATGGAAGATAAAAAAGAAATTAATAACCCTTATATACCATTCAATCCAACTCCATTTAGCCCTACATCTCCTTGGATTCAACCAAATAATCCAACAAATCCATATCAAGGTGGAGCTCCTTTTCAACAATGGTATACTAATCCTTGGGATTTTGGAACAACTTGTATGAGTAATTTACTTAATAACTTTACAATAAAAAATTAACAATATGACAAGTATAAAAGACGCAATGTACGTACCATATATTTCAGAAGTAGAAGAATTTAATGCTACAATGAATAAACCAAATAATTATACTCCTAACATCCCAGAAGAAAAAGAATGGATGTTTGTTTATAATTTTGTTTTAGAAGAACTAGAAGAATACAAAGAAGCATGTCAAAAAGGAGATATTGTAGGAGTATTAGATGCTTTATGTGATATTACTTATGTTTCATTAGGGAATGGAGCAATGCTACACGGATTAAAAGATAAATTCATCCCAGCATATGCTGAAGTTCAAGCTTCAAATATGTCTAAAGTTTGTAAAACTGAAGAAGAAGCAAGATTAACTGTAATTAAAAGAAGTCAAGAACAAAATACCCCATGTCACTTTGAAAAAGTTGGAGAGATTTGGGTAGTATATAGAACTCATGATAGAAAAGTTATGAAATCTATCAATTACTTTAAACCAAATCTTAAACAGTTTTTAGATTAATGATTGATCTATTAGGTTATATAGCGTCTATAATGGCCGTAATATCCTTTCTCATGAAGGATGTCATAAAATTAAGAATCATTAATTTAATCGCATGTATAATGTTTATAGTGTATGGTATATTAACAAATACACTACCTGTAGTTGCTGTTAATACTATCGTGGCTTTAATTCAAATTTGTTATATATTTAAGAAAAAATAAAGGTTATGAGAGTGAATAATCCTGCTATAACTCATAAGATGTTTATTGAGAAATTTGTTAAACATGATAAATGTGATATAACTAATGAACCTATCCATTTTTTTCTAGAAGAAGGATTGGAAGTTAAAGGACATTGGATAAAAAGGATAGAGGATGGATTTAGTTTTTGGGATAAATTTTTTCAACCTCCTCTTGAATCTCTCCCATATTCAACAATAATAAAACTTTATTATAAATTAGATAAATAAATGTATCAATCAGTTTATTACGATAGATTAACCTATAAAACTTACATTCGTGATGATTCTGAAGGTTGGTCAGTTTATGACTATAAACCTCAAATCTATAAAAGAGTATCTAATCCAACAACAGATGCTCTTCCTGTTTTAACAGGAGGATATGCTATCCCTTTCAATAAAAAGTTTGATAAGAATGATAATTCTATTTTAGAAAAAGATCTAAATAAAGAAATTGCAATTCTTAGAGATTTATATTATAAAGAAGATGAAACATTACCTAAATGGCATAACTATGTTTACATAGATATTGAAACAGAAATGGGAGGTAAATTAACTCCTGAATACATTAGAGAAGCCCCAATGCCAATTACAGCAATTGCTCTAATAGATGTTACAACAAAAACTAAAATATGTTTTATAGTTGATCCTTCAGGTGAAATTGAAGAAATTAAAGAAGAAGGTAAATTAATTATACCTTGTAAAACAGAAAAGGAATTAATTCTAAAATTTCTTGATAAATGGGAAGAACTAGATGCTACAGTTGTTGTAGGTTATAATAGTGAATATTTTGATATTCCTTATGTTTATTATAGATTTCAAAGAATTGTTGGAGATGAAGTTTTAAGATTATCCCCAATTAAAAAAATTAATGTAAATGAAGAAAATCCTGAAGTTTTAAGTATTAGAATTGGAGGAATTAGTCATTTAGATTATATGCTTCTTCATAAAAAATATATTACTAAACAAGAACCATCCTATAAATTAAAAGATATTGGTTTAAAATATGCTAAATTAGAAAAAATTGAGTATGAAGGTAATCTAAATCAATTATTCAAAAGAGATAAAAAAACATTTATAGATTATAATCTTCGAGATGTTGAAATCATTGAAGGATTAGAAGAAAATCTCAAATTTATTGAATTAACAATTTTAATTAGTCATATCTGTAATACTCCTTATGAATCAATTTATTATAATACAATTTTAGGAGAAGGAGCAATATTAAAATATTTAAAAAAAGAGGGTATTGTTTCCCCAAATAAACCAGTCACAACAAATTCTTTAATAAATAATATTATAGTTGGAGATGGAATTAAACATCAAAGAGGAACTCCACCAATTGAAGGAATAGTTAAATCTATTGAAGATGGGTTTGTTAAGATAGAAACCAAATCTGGAGATATTAAACATAGAAGTTTAAAAACAATTAGAAAAAATACATCTTATGCTGGGGGGTATTTATTAGATCCTGAACCAGGGTTATATTATGATGTAATTGACTTAGATTTCACATCTTTATACCCTAGTATTATCAAATCTATTAATATTGGAATTGAAACATTGGTTGGAAGAATTAAAGTAAAAGATAATTATGTTCAAGATCATTCCTTAGAAAAGCTAAAAGAAAGAAACCCTGAAGAAGAAATAACTATTCAAAAATTAAACAAAGAAACTTATAAATTATCTTCTGCTCAAATTAAACTAGAAAACTTAATTAAAATAATAGAAACAAATAAATACACAATTTCAGCATCTGGAGCAATTTTTGATACTGAAGAGCAAAGTGTAGCAGCTAAAATTTTAGAAAGTTGGTTTTTAAAAAGAGAATATTATAGAGGATTAAAAAAAGAAGCAGGTATTAAAAAAGAATGGGATAAATTTAAACTATATGATTTATTTCAACATGCTTTTAAAATTTTACAAAATGCTTTATATGGAACTTATGCAATCTCAAGTTGGAGGTATACTGATGGGCAAATGATTTGTAGTGCTGCTATCACTAATAGTGGTCAAAGATTAACTCAAACTACAATTGACTATGTAAATAATGAATTGCAAAAGGAAACTAAAAAAGATAAAAAATATATTATTATTAGTGATACTGATAGTTTATATATAGAACTTAAAGATATCATTAAGTATAGATTTGGAGAAATTAAAGATATTGAAGAAAAAAATAAAAAAATATTAGAGATCGCAAATGAAATCCAAACCAAATCAAATTCAAATTTAGATAATATTTGTATTAATTTGTTTAATATTCCCAAAAATAAATATTTCCAATTAAAACAAGAAGTAATTGCTTCAACAATTCTAACTACAGGTAAAAGGCGATATGGAATGTTTATTACTAATAAAGAAGGTGTTCCAATTCCATCAGATCATAAAGATGCTTTAGATTTAAAAGGATTAGAGGTAATGAAATCTAATATGAATCCATTATTTAAAAAATTTGGAGAAGATTTTATTAAATCAATTTTGTTTAATATTCCAAAATCAGAATTAGATAAAAAAATTATAGATTTTCATAAACACATTAAAACATTAGAACCAAAACTAATAGGTAAACCTTCTGGGGTGTCTTATATAGAAAAGTGTATTAAAAGAAAACCAAAATCAGGTGAGATGTTTTCTGAGTTTGAAAGCAATACAAAACAGAATAGTAAAGCAGCAATTATTTATAATGATTTGCTTAAATTTAAAAAACTTGATAAAAAATTTGAAAGTATAATTGAAGGTGATAGAGTTTATATTATTAATTTAATCAAAAATCCATATCATATTGATGTAATTGGTTTTCCAAATGCTAAAATTCCAGATGAAATTATGGATTTTATTATAACTTATATTGATCGAAATGAAATTTTTGAATCAATGATTCTTAAAAAATTAAAAGAATTATATAGTGATCTTAATTGGAATTTCCCTTCATTAAACGAAAATGTTGGAAAATTTTTTAAATTTAATTAAATTTTTATGGCGTTGTTTTGTGGAGAAGATATTATATATTTATTATATTAACGTTGAGTATTGGCGTAGTTTAAAAAGGAGGAAACATGAAAAACAGTATTAAAGAAAGAGCAAAAAAAGTACCTAAAAGAATAAAGTTAAAAGTAGCATTAATTGTGTGGTGGCTTAAATTACGCCAATACTTTGTTATGTGCCGTTTGTTTCATAGGTGCAAATGGGAAAAGACTAATATAGTGCATGAATATGACCATAGTAAAAGACTTTTTAAATGTAAGGAATGCGGTGCTTATGAGTACGAGCCAAATGGCACATAACGGCGGAGTATAAAAGCAGTAGCCGATAAATAAAACACGTTATTTTATATTAAAACTAATATTAACAAACACGCAATAGCTTTAAATTAAGCACCATAACGGCTATTGCTTTTATACTATGTTATGGTGCGTTTTTTATTATGGCACGAAAAAAATTAGAAAAAGGAGATAATGTAAAATTTGTAAGTGGAAATTTTCAAGGCTTGTTTGGTACTATTTTAGAAGTTGATTACAACAGCAAAGATAAAAGAGCAATTTATGGATATTTACACACTGTTCAATTATCAAATGGCAATATTGGTTTTATTGAAAAAAGTGAACATTGGAGGTATGTTTAAAATGCACCATAACGGGTCGCGGCTTTGCGCAGTGCGGATTATTAACAACTAAAATTTAATAGGATGGAAGAATATATCAAATGGCTTGAAAACAAGATAGAGGTTTGTTTAGAGGACAAAGACCTTCAAAGAGAGCACTGGGCTTTTTGCCAAGCTCTCAAAAAGTACCGTGAATTAGCATTGCGCCAACCGCTTGTTAGCGGTGAGTTAAATTGCGAACATGATTGGCTTGTTGACATGTATGACCACTTTGGATTTCCAGCAAGCAGGTTCTGTGATAAATGCAACACTCGTGAAGCAATTTAATTACCGCTAACGGTTGCGTGTATGAAACGTTGGGGTTACGGAGTAGTGACCTACCAACATACTACACAGCCGATGCGAGGCACAAACTTTAAATAACTACCACAGCCCCCAATGTTTTATACACGTTGTTAGCACCAGTACGGTTTATTTGGTAGTATTTTAAATTTGGAATATTTATATATAAATAAAAAAGAAACAAATGGAATTGAGAAAATTTATAGCGACAACCATAAGAGAATATCTAAATGAACAACAATCATTTAATGGTAAAGCATTATACCATTCAACAGATATAAGTAATGCGATAAACATATTAAAAACTGGTGAAATTAAAACATACGAAAACATATTGAAAGCTACTAACCAAGACCCTTCTGATTGGTATGATGACCCTGAATATGGTAAGTACGTTTATGTTTCTGATTTCCCACACAATAACAATAATTATTATGGATTATCTGATTTAGACGTTACTTTTGTTATTGATAGTAATAAGATTAAACACAAAATGACACAAGCAGATAGAAGTTATGAGGGTGGTACAATATCTATTCAAGGTAATATACCATTAAATGCTGTGAATAAAGTTATTGTTTACAATCCAGACGATAATTTAATTAAATTGCTTAATAGTAAAAACATAGAGTATTCAATCGAAGCACTTTTGTAGTATTGGTGCTAACGGTTCACGGCTTGGCGAAGGCTGCCTAACGAATGCTTAATTTTCGTAACAAACTCAATGGCAGCTTTTGCCAAACCGCTGTTATGTGCTGGGCGGTTTATCAGCACTAAAATTAATTTGAAAAATGGAAACACTTACAATTATTAACACAGTTTTAGTATGTCTTATTATAATATATTTAGTGATAAAACCATACTTACAAAAGTTCACAATAACTATTGATAAGACTTTTTGGGAAAAGAAGCCATACGGATTTCATATAACAAAATGGCAGTACGCTAAAGGAATAACTCCAAATAATGGGAGAGGTGTTTTCCACTTTAGATGGAGAAACCCAAACAATATGACAGATGATATTACAAAGGCGAAAAAGCAGCCTTGCACATAACGATTGGGTGTAAAAAATCGTTTTAATGTTTTTTACACTTTGTTATAAGTGTGTATTATTTTTGTTTTACCTTATAAAAACTAAATTATGAAAAAAGAATTAACATTAGAAGAAAGATACCAAATTTATATTGATAGATTTGTTGGAACAGATGAACTAAAGAATGACGGAAGCGGAGAAACTATTAGTGGGAAACGTACAATGGATAGCTTTCTTTGTAGAAAAAGAGTAAATAATTTTATAACTCAAGATGGTGTTTGTTATACATCGCAGTGGTTGGATGAACATAACATCCCAAGATATAAATAATACAAAACAAAAATAATATTACTTATAACGTTTTGCAGCTTGTAGAAGTGGCTGCCTAAAAATTACTTCATTTTGAAAACCAATGCTTATGGCAGCCATTTTTACAAGGTGCTGTTATAGGCTGTAAAAAATTAAAAAGCGATGGAATTACAACTGATTAACTTAGGTAGAAACAACATTAACAAAACTGTTGTTGTTAAAAACGAAAAAGCAATGTGGCGTGAACTTTCTAAACATTTAATGAGTAAAGGGATTGAACTTTCACCAACTGATGAGCCAAATAAATACGATGTGTATGTTGGAATGTTTAGAAATGTTGGACAAGTAATTATTAAAGAGTAACTGTGCGTGGGCTTTAATTTTTTATTGCCCATAACGGTTGGCAGCTATGCGATGGGCGGTACTAATAACTAAATTTTTGATATGAAAACAGAACTTGATAAAAACGAAAAACTTTCAACGGAGC